CCCCGCTGCAGCCGACACTGTTGCTTGCACTGCTGTAGCAGTAGTAGATTGCATTGCATCTGGGCTTAAACCCATACTTGCTTTGGATACGCCTGTTTTTGTTTGTATTTCTTCATCAAAATACTGGATAGCGCCTAGTGTCTGTCCAGCCACAAATGGCACAGCTAAAGGCGTGATTGTATTTGTTTGCTTTACTCTTACCACTCCACCAATTTCGTTATTAAGCAAATCGTCTACATTTACTTGGCCGTCTACTATTTCTGTTCTTGGTGAATTAGTTAAAGCTATATTATCTAATACCGACCTTAACATGGCTGTAGCAGCATCTTGTTCGTCAAATAAAATGTCTGCTAACGACCTTCCATAAAATGTATGCGGCTCTGGGTCTACTTCAAATACTGCAAAAGGTATTTCTCCCCAAGGCTCATAATCTAACAATTCATATTTATTGCCGCCCAAGATAAACTTGTACATTTGCGGTATGCCTGTTCCGTCTATATCCATTTTCATATAGGCTTCTGACACTGCAACAATACGCATCGATGGATCTTTTACATTTTCTGGGTCATCAATGTTATGCCCTCTTCTTTCAAACTCTTCTTCTTCTGCAAAAGAATCTGAATGCTGCAGACTAGATAATTCGCTTACTTGGTCGAAATCAAACCCCATTGCTACAAGGTCTCCAACCCTCATTTCTGTTCTATGCACTACTACATAGGCTTCTTCTAGGGATGTGGCGTTTGAATCAACAAAAAATTCTTCTGGAGGTACTGACTCAATACAGGCTTTGCCCATATTTACCTGTCTTTGTATTTTTACAGAATGGCGAGGCATCTGCACTTCCATTCCGCTCTCATCCACCTCTATAGACATTTCTGTTGCTTGCTCCATTACTTCTACGCCTTCTTCATTTACAAGTAATGCAAGCTCGTTGTCATTAAGGTTAGTCAGTTCATAGCTTTCTGCTTCTTGGTAATCTTCCCAGTAGACTTTTGCAATGCCGCTTTTTTTAATTAGCGCATCATGAAACAAGTCACTTAAAATATTAAAGCCGTTTAATGAATTAAATACATAATGGACATATTTTGTTGCTTGCTCTGCCATAGCAACATCTTCTGGCCCTCTAGGGGTAAACTCTACTGCTTTATCTGTATTCAAAAACACCCGCATTAAAGAAGGCTTAATTGCTCTTACTACATCTCTGATTTTTGTAGCAACAACTTTAGACCGACCATCTTCTTCGCCAATATCCACTTCTCCATCGAAGTATCTTTGCGCTTTTATTCTGTCAGCAGCTATCTCTGATTCTACAAAATCAACAGCATCATCTATTGCGTCTTTTACTACCGACTCAATATCTGTTCTGCTCATAGGCTGTAAGTTCATATTATTGCGCTCCTACCTGACTTAATATTCCCCTTTCTCCTTCTTGTTCTTTAGCTACTATTGGCTGAGCTTGTCTTGCAAGTGTATTTAAAATAGTCCTCTTTTCTGGCATTGATAGATTGCGGTTATTGTAAACCATCCTTGCCAATGCTTCTTTATTGCCAACCCTCCCTAGCAAAGCAGCAGCAGTAGCAGAAGTCAGTATTGGCATAATATCTGAAAACGTACCACCAGCTAACATTCTTTCTCCAGCCAACATAAGCCCAACACCTCCAGACATCTTTCCTGTCAGCCCAATAGCATTGTTATTATTTAATCGGTTTACAGCTCTCTGCAGAGGAGCTTGCGCTTCTATTAACTGAGATGCATCCATTCCTTGTTGAGCATACCCAGACACGTTATCTCTTAATCCCTCTCTTGCGCCGCTTGCTAATGCTTCGCTTGTTCTCACGTTTATTGACGGAGTAGTTTCATACATCCTTTGATGCCTTAGCGTTTTGTCTATTGTTTTTCGTTTCTTGTATAATTCTTTTGCTGACAAATCTATATTTCTTGCATTATCCGCTGTCATTTCTCTAGCTATTTGTTTCTTATTTCCTACAAAATCAGGAGGCGTTAACAAAGTATTGGGGTCAACTTCTACGCCCGAATCTTTTGCTAAATCAATGAGCCAGCGGTCTATTTGTTTATCAATAGCTTTTCTATGAACACTTGCATCTGGGTTTGTTCTTGGGCTTCCGACTTCTTGTCTCAGCTTATCTACCTCTTGCAACACATCAGCTACTTTAATCTTTACACCATCTCGCTCGGCAGCATCTACCATTTGCTCTAATACTTTACTTCTCCCTCTTGCCATTTTTTCTAATTTCTTCAATCCTTGTGCGTCTATTGAAATATCGTTTTCGAGCAATGTTTTTATAATTCTCTGCCTTACTTCTGGGAGTGATGTGCTTTGCGTTGGCGAAACAGACATTTTTAATACGTTTTCATAAGTATCTTCTGGGAATGTTTTATTTACTGCTAAGATTCCTTGTGACAACAAACCTTTTCCAGATGATGTTGCGAGTGTTAAAGGGTCGAGATTTTGTGTAATTGCTGCTGCTTTATCTAAAACATTTTGCGTTTGCGTAGATTTGTTTTGTACGCCGTAGTTTTGTAATTTATTTCTTAGTGCATTTTTCTTTGCGCCAGACTTTCCAGCTTTAGAAATAGCTTTATTTAATGTTGCCGCCAATGAAGTTGGTATAGCAACTGCTGAAATGTCAGATAAAAAATTAACAGGGTCTTCATATATAGTTTCCCATGCTTTCCCTGTGCTTCCATATCTATCTGTATAATACCCGCCTAACGCATCTATTCCTTCTTTAGAAAACAAAGCCTTTACACCTTCAGCAAATTCAACTGGACTATGAATAAGCATGGTTGCGTCTTTAACGTATTCCCACGCAGAACTAGGGATATTTTCGGCAAAACCTAAAAGGCTTTTTCCTTCTTCGGATTCTACCTCTGACTCTGAATCTATTTCAGGTTCATTAAAAAAGTGTTTATCTATCATGTCTTGGTCAAGAACGCTCATTTGCTTTCACCGCCTTTGTTTGGCATGCTGTCGCCTCCTCTTAGCTTTTGATAATAGTCTGTTGCTAAGCTGTTCCATCGAACAATATCTTTTTCGTCCCAAATGCCATCGTTATCTAGGCTTAACATATATTCTATAATAGGCATACGCTTTTTCACTATTGAACCATTCAGCTGCTTTTCTTTGGCCTCAAATTTTGGGTTTTTTAATATTAAATTTCTTGCTCTAACACTAAGCCTTCCCCAGTTGTTTTTTGCCCATTCTTTTACTCCAGAATCTTCTGCGGTTTTTGATACGCTCCAATCATTTAATGCTTGTTCTGCATTGTAAGGAGATAATTCGCTTGTTGTAGGGGAGGGCGTAGCCCACTGGTCTACATGTTCTGGCTTTATCTGTATAGCCGTACCATACGCTTTTACTTTTTCCGATCTTCTTTGTAATGCGTCATAAGAGGAATTATATGCGCTTTCTGATAACTCCATCATTGCTTGTTTCGTTTCTTCGGGCAAAAATCCTTTTCCTAGTAACTGGTTTTTCAAAACTTCCATAAAAGTTATTCCAGCGAACGTGCCATCTTGTTGATTTCTGGTAATTGCTGCTGCCGCTTCCTTAGCAGTTTTAAATTCACTTTCTCTAACTACTGAGCGTGGATCTAATGCTTTCATAAAATAAAAGACTAATGCTATGTCTGCAGCTTGAGTATCAATATTAGCCAGCTCATAGACTTTATTCATGCCTATTGTTTGTTCATCAAAAGTCTTATACGTTGGATCGCCTTCTACATATGTAACAAAATCTTTTAATGCGCTTGAATAATCTGCACCACTCATAGTATCGGTTGATACTTCATACCCTCCTACTTTCGCATATGCTCTTTTTAATTCATCAGGCCAATCGTTATAGTTAGCATTTGTATACTTTGTGCTATCCCTTCTTGACCAATCATCTAATACTGCTTGAGCATCTTTCATCTTTGTTGTTCCTTGCCTACTGGTTAACGTAGATGTAAGAAGTGCATTTAATGTTTCTGGGTTGCCTCTAGCTGAATTTACAATATCTGGACTGACTCCTAAGCGTATTAATGTGTCGGCTGTTCTGTTTCCAGTTTGATCTAGCAACTTTTGCTTTCTCGCATCTGATGCTTTTAAAGACATGGCTTGAGCTAGTCCTGCGTCTGGTTGCAAGCGCATAGAATTCAACGCTACTGCTAGGTTTGCCATTCTTGCTGGGTCATTTCTAAAATTTGTAAAGAACCCGCCTATTTTTTGACCAAAAGATTTTTTTGGTTCTTCGCTTTCAGGGTTAATGTTTACTGCGT